GCGAGAATGATCAAAACAGGCGAACGTCAGGTAGCCATGATACCAGGCCATCGCCATTCCCCAGGCTGCCTTCGGTGTCGTGAAGCCATACAGCGACACCAGCAACGCCAGGCCATCCGGCCGAAACATTTCGAATGCGTATATCTGACCCGTGCCGAGACGATGGGTCCGGACGCGTGGCTTTATGCTCGCGTCCTTCACATTACACAATGTCATGGCCATCCTTTCGTAAGCCAGTGCTCGAGCGAGCATCTGACGCATCGCCTGCGCTCATAAAAGAACCAGGTCGGCCGGACCTCGATCGTCATATAGAGACAACCCAAGATCCGGCAGAGGAGGGTGCGTTTCACGCCGCGGCCAGATAGGTCTGCATGCGTGTGGTCAACACTGCCATCTCGGCCTGAATAGCGGCGAACTCCTTGGCGCGCGCTTCAGCCTTGGCGATCGCCGCGAGACGGTTTGCCTCGGCCGCGGCAGCTGCATCAGCAGCGGCTTTGTCTTCGGCGGCTTTTCTGGCTGCCGCGGCTGCAGCCGCCGCTTCGGCGGCAAGCTTATCCTTGGTCGCCTGGTTCTGCGCGGTCAGTAGATAATAGATCGGGTAGGCGGGCAGGGTGATGTGAGGCATCTCGCCCCAGACCCCATACTGGCTTCCTGGGCCCGACAGTTCAAAGAAGCAGACTTCGGTCGCGCCGGCATCCCATGCGGTTTGCAGGCTCGACATGATGATTCCCGCGACCGGTTCGGAATGTGCGATTGGGAGGATCCAGTTGAGCAGCGCGTTTCGCACATTCGCGTCTGTCACCCAGGGCGCCTGCAGGTAGAGCGACATGTCGCCCTCATAGACCTTGTATGCGATGCCGGCCGCTGCGCACGCGGCTGCGGCCTTCTGGTGGCGGAGCGCAAGCGGGGCGACCTTCGACTGCAGAAGCGCGATGAAGCCGGCTTTGTCGTCCGCGTTCATCATCGGCACGTATTTCGCGACGAAATCCTCGATCTTGGCGAAGTCGTTCATGTTGAGGTAGGAGGCGTTCGCGTAGCCTGCGATCAGCGACCTTGGGGCGCCGGATTCATCCCAGCCCTTCAGGATCGCCGGCAGGTTCGAGGCGCCGTCGCTGGCTTGGCTCGCGAGGTTGATCTTGAACTTGGGCGAGACGGACGACACGAGCTTCGCGACCTGGCCCGCGCGCCAGCCATAATAGCTGAGCACATCGGAATAGGCGGCCTTGGTCAGATTATAATGGGCGGCCGCGGCGGCGTAGGCATAGGTGCGATGGTAGGTCCAACCATATTCGTTGCTCCACTCGAAGTCGACCTCGGCGCCGTAGCTGGCGAGCGCCATCGCGGTGGCCATGATGTCGGAATCGGGCATGAGATGGTGGATTGGATACCAGAGCTTCACGCCGAGCTTCTGCGCGAGCGCACCGGCGATTTCAGCCGCCATACCGCCCGTGGCGTCATTGAAGTTGGCGTCGGTCGGGAGCGGTCTACGCGCGGGCCAGTAATCGGCGTTGGTCGCGTTCCAGTCCAGCAGACGAAGCGGGCCGAACGGGCTGACGCGTGTTAGAAAATCAGGGTTGAATATCTCACCGGAAAGATAGAGCTGCTCATGCTCGAGGCGCATGAAAGCCATCTTGGTGACGGGGCCGGTGGCGGTGATCACCAGGCCAACGCCGGTGGATGCTGATTTGATGGTGAAGGTCGCCCGGCCGTTGACTGGCTTCACGGTGCCCCAGGGCGTGCTGACCGATGCGACGTTGGCATCGCAGAGGAAAACATAATCGTGCGAGGTCGGATTGGTGACGATGGACGTGTCGATCGGATCGAGCGGCACCTGGCGCGAGACGGAGCCGGCCTTGGTGGGCAGAAGCGTCACCGGGTCGCAGGCGGCCGTATCATTGAACGGGGCGCTCGACATGCTGAGACGATTAATGAACGGGCATTCGTTAGTGTAATAATTGTCGGCGCCGAGGTTGGCGCCATAGAACGGATACGTCACAGCAAGTCCTTCAAACTAGGCCATAAAGCGGATTGTCGAGCGCCGGGTCGGCGGGCTCTGGGGTCTCGTCTATCGAGGGCGAATTGCCGAAAAAGGCGTCGAGAATCTTGCGCTCGTGCTTTTCAGCTATGCGCTTGAGGACGGCATCATCGAGGTCGGGCCATTCGTCGAGCGTGACGCTCGTGACATTCCGGCCGGTAAATTTCTGCTTCCTTTGCTTGACGGCGGGGGTGGGCGTGTAGTCCGCCTGATCGAAGATCTTCGTCGCGCCCTGCCGCGAGATCGTCGTGCCGACATTCCAGCTAAACCAATGAGATGCCGCGTCCTCAAACGGGTTGATCCCGCGTGTCTTGTCGTACAGGTCCATCGGATAATACTCGTCGCTACCCATGGTCAGGACCGGATTGCCGCGAGCAGGAACAATATCAGCGAACCGACCCAGAGGGACGCGCGAAGCCTCGCGCGCTCGAGATCGGTCACGCGAATTTCCAATATTGGCGGCCCGAATTGCCCGGCCTGGCCTCGGGGAAGGTCGAGGTGATGAGACTGTCGCGCAGCAGCAGGTTGAACGCGCGGTCGATGTCTGTGGCCGACGCCGACGTGACGGCCGTCAGATTGTTCTCCATTTCGCTGTAGAGCACCGGCGCGTTTGCCGAGCTCATATAGCGGATGATGTCGAGCTGGGTTTGGTGCAGGCAGCGGCTCATTTCGCGAACGCGAGAACCATGTTCTCGCCCTCCTGGCGGACCTTGAGCACCGGAACGAATGCGGTGCGCGCGGCTTGGATCGTGGTGAGCGTCTCGCGATCGCCCGGGAAGGCAATGGCGAGGTGAACGGCGCTGAGCGGGCATGTCTGATCAAAGGTCAGCTCGGGGATGCCAATCGACAGCGCCCACTCACCCGCCAGAATACCGACCGCGTCGCCGCGCTGGTGGATGATCTCGCCGATCGTGATGATCTCATGAACGCCGTCGAGGACGTGTGTCAGGCCGTCGCGATCGGTAAATTCGGAACCACCGAACACCAGAACGCTCCAGGGCGCGGTGCCCATGACAGGATGCTGAAGCAGCTCGTCGGTTCGAATAATCATATTCATGTTATTGTTCTGTCCCAGGCATATTGAGATTGGAGCGAGGCCACACGGGCCCGGTATCGATGACGACGCCGCGCGTGGTGGATTCCGAGCCGACATAAGCCGGCCAGAGAACATCGCCGGAGAAGCTGGCGAAGAAGATGCGCCCGGTGCGGATGACCTCCATCAGCTCGTCTTCATCGAGCTGCCAGCAGCTGACGAGGCAGCTGCCGTTCCGGAAGACGGGGAGATCGCCCGTATTCTCGTTTTCCGAGGTGTAGACCACATTGTGGCCGGGAAAGGCGACGGGCTGAGCCACAGGTCAGAACTTGCGAAACCGTACACCATGCTGCTCCATCGCCGCGACGCCCATCGTCACGACCTTGCGCAGCGTATGCAAAGCGAGATCACTTGCTGCAGGGTCGGCGCCGCGGGAGATCTGCGATCGCGCCTCCTGAAGGTAATCCTCCATGAAGAGGATCCAGGCGCCGAGATCATGCTTGCCGCCCGACGATGTCGTCTCGGGGTTCCAGCGCGAATCCTGATAGAGGCGCTCGCCCTCGATCGCCGCGAAGATTTCGGTGCGGCCGGCGCCACGAACTCCAGCATAGTCGCTCACCGACTGTGGCTTGTTGGCGCGAATCTCCGCCTGGTAGGCGGGATCTGCGGTGCAGAAACCAATAGCGTGACCACAGATGCCGATCGGGCCCATGCAGCGAACACGCGGGCGTTCAATATGACTATTCATGATTACCTCGCAAAGAGTGCGCAGGCGGGCAGCAGGGTGAATGCAATGCTGACCACAGCAACGATGAAATAGGGGTGCCCCAACAGACGCGTCATCCGAGCCGCACCTCAGAGCCCCACGATGTGATACCGAGCGCTGTGCGGACCTCGGCGCGCTGCGCGCGACGGCCGACCTCGGCGGCACGGTTGAGGTGATGGGCGACGCGGTGAGCAATCGATGCTGCACCACCAAGTTCGTGGCCGTAGACCACCTGGTAGCCCGCATCATCCCCACGGCTACGGCACCAGATCGATGCATCTTCCTCTTTGACGAAGAATTCGGGGTATCTCATTCGCCATATTCCCCGCGCATGGCGCTCACGACCTTTTGGATTGCGTCGGTGACGTCATCGACCGGCACGTCATGCGCCAGAAGTCGCATCGCTACATCGATCAGCGTTCCTTCCGTATCGCTCTTCCACCAACCCTCGGCCGGCGTGACTTCGTCGACAATCTCTGTCGCCATCACTTCGAAATTTGATGCTACGATGCTCATAAACAACTCTTAGATGTGTGTGGTTTACTATGCAAGGTGCTTAAAGCGGGATCCACCGAAAATTTACGCGGCCGCGCCAACGCTTATAGATCGCCGGGATCCACCAGGCGAATGCCAGGACCGCCGCGAAGCTGGCGACAGCGACCGCCGGAATGATCGTCAATATGACGATCCACGCGAACCATGCGGGAACAATGATAGTGGTCATCGGCCAACCTTTTTTAGGCAGTCTTCCGGCGCCTTATGATCGCGGAGCTGCTGCGCGCTGCAGGTGTATAGGAAGCGCAAGCCGTTGAAGCGGATCGCAAGGTGCCCGTATTCGCGGACGATGTCGAAGTCTCCGGTAGCGAGCGTGCCCATCTGACCGTCGGGCAGCTGACCGACCAGCGCCGGATCGACGTCAATTTCGCGGGGGAGCGCTGGCAGTGATGCTGGCGTCGACGGCGGCACGTCCAGTCTGGAGCTGTGCGAGCACGCCGTCAGTGAGGCGACAATCGCGATAGTCAGGATTCGAAGCGATTTCATTCTGCATGCCCTTGCTGAGGCCATCGAGCTTGATGTCGAGGGATTGGGTGCGCTGCGCGGTGAGAATGCCGATCTGGTCGCTCATGCGGCCCATCTGCTTCTCATCGTTGGCTGCGCGCGCGTTGGCGGCGTCTACGGCCACCTTGTATTGAGCCTGGGCCTGACCGAAGCCGGCGTCGTGGTTCGCCTTGGCGAAGTCCGACTTCCAGCTCTCGAATTTCCACCAGGCGAAGCCCGCGATCGCGACGATAGCGATCAGCTTCCAGTTCTTCTTGAACCAGGCGCCGAATTCGCTGGCGGCCAACTTGACGAAGAAGCCCTCGATCATGCGGTCAAGCCTTCGCTCGCGCCCGGCTCACCGAGCCATCGATCTTCAATCGGCCGTCCGGCCTTGATGGCGTTCTGGATCCCGTAGAGCATACCCTTGGACATGCCGCGATCGCGATAGACCACAGTCGCTTCGGCGGCCGAGGCCCACAGGAGTCCGGCATCGATCCCGAGCTGACGCTCCTCGGGAATATCATCGTCGAGAATGCCAGGCTGGGTGAACAGCAGGTGCGATGCATAGGGCGCCTCGCCGCGCGCCAGGCAATCCCTCATGCAGGCGCGAGCATAGGCGATGTTCGCCTCGACATCGCCGGCGAACGGGCTCTCGATGATTACGCGGCGCATGTATGCTCCTTTCGGACGGGAGCCTGACCCTCGACGTAGCGGACCTGCACGCCGGCCTCGGTCAGCATCGCCAAGGATATCTTGAAATCGAAGCTGGGGTCGTTCCAGTCAGGCTCGATACAGACGACCTCAGCAAGCCCCGTCTGAATAATACCGCGCGCGCAATCCACGCACGGGAACCAGGACAGATGGATTGTAGCACCGCGGAGCCGAATGCCTTCGCTTGCGGCGTTGTAGATCGCGTTGCGCTCGGCATGCTCGGTCCAGGCATATTTCGCTGGCCGCTGGTGGCGATCGTCGACGTCATCGCTCACACCGCGCGGGAATCCGTTCCAACCTTGAGCGAGCGCGACATTACGGTCGTTGACGATCACACAACCAACCTGTCGCGAGCGATCCTTGGATTTACTGGCGTTCAGCGCGATCTGCGCCTGCCAGTGCTGGTCCCAGCTCATCAGAAGCGCTCCTGACAGCGAGCACAGCGGAGCCAACCCGCGGTCGCCGGCGGGCGCGCCATCTCACGATGCCAGGTGTGCCCGATAATCTTGCAGAGAAGCCGCGCCATCAGCCGGCGACCGAATATTGTTTGAACATGCGAACCCAGGACTTCTTGCCCTCGATCGCCATCGCCGCGGTGTCGAAAACCTCGTCGATATCCATATCGGTCGTGTCGATGATGAGCGCATCCGGCGCCGGCCGGATTGGCGCGACGGGGCGATTGATCTCGCGGAAGTCACGATCGCGCAACGATGCAAAGACGTCGCTTGGGTCCGCGCCGAGCGCCGCCGCGCGGCGCTGCGCGCGTTCGTCCGCGTGGGCGATCAGGAAGAATTTGTGTTCTGCCTGCGGCGCGATCGAAATCCCAGTCTCGCGGCCCTCGATAATGCCGCCACCGGGTCTCGCCGCCCACTGCCGCTGCATCTCATCCATCTCATTGCGCAGATCAAGGAACCCGGAGATGATCGACGCATATCGGCCGACTTCTTCCGTCACCAGGCGAGTATCGTCGAGCATGGTCAGGTTCATGCGGTCGAGCTGCTCGAGGCCGTGCATCTCCACGTCGACATCGGTCGCCTTGACGCCGGCGGTCTCGAGCTCGAACGCCAGCAATCGCCAGAGCGATCCTGTGCCCAACACCGGGAGCGTGTATTGGTCGCTCAGCATGCGCGCGAGCGAGCCCTTACCGGACGCGGAGACGCCATCGATCGTGATAATCATTTATTAGCTGCCTTCCACTGGCGGTCGGCTTCACGACCCGCCCTGGTGATTGTCATCCTTCGGATGCGGCGGGTCAGGGGAATACCTTCCCCAGCGACGCCGTCGAGCGCACCTTTGATGAAGGTTTCACGGAAAGATTGATGGGTGATCTCGGAGCTCATCAGAGCCTCACCTTCGCTTGGTCGCAGATTGCCTGGAACATGCGACCCATAATGAGCGCCAGGGAGTAGCTCATGACCGGATCCGGCATTTCGCGGACGACCCTGGCAGCAATCGCGCCATGAAACGCAGCGACCCTCGCAGGCTCGAAGCCCTCCAACAGTGCTTCCGGGTCGGGATTGCCAAGCCTGGCCTGAACATATTCCGACTTGAACACTGGGAGGACCTCGTCAGCCATGTAATTAGCCGACCAGCGCCGAGATCTTGGCGCGAACGCCTCGTGCGCGCTCGACCTCTGCAAGCTGCGCCGCAGCTTTCGCTTCGAGCGCGACGATCTCGCTCTTGAAGACACCAGCCTTGAACGCAGCGCGCTCCTCGGCACGATTGAGGAGATCCACGACATTATGGAAGTCCTTGAGGACGGCTGCGACGTCCTTGTGGAAGACTGCCCGAAGACGATCGACCACGTTACCGACCAGGGCTTCGAAAACCCCGACCTTCTTACCAAAACCACCCATGTTGATCTCCCAAATTGGGGCGCCAGGCGGGGAACAGGGGAAAACCCCGCCTGGCGCGGGGCCTAGCAGCAAGGAGACGGGGAACTGCTGCTAGGCCTAACTGACCCGTCTAAGTGTGTGTGTTATTACACATGCACTCAGCGTGCAACAGAAAAGTGATGGCTCATGTCACTTTATGTTAGGCTTTGGTTTTCTTGTAATGGTCCCAGATGGTCATGAAGTGCCGCCATATTTGCTTTTCACCGTGTGCGGCGGCCGACATACGAAATTCACGAGCAGCTACTGCTGGGATGCGGAAAGCGATATATTCCTTGTCCCCCGAATCGACCGCATCGGCCATCGCAGGCGATGCTTCGGCCGGCGCCTCGGGAAGGCGTGATCGACGAGGTGGTTTGGGCATTTCCGTCATATCAGTTCTCCGTCAATTTCTGAGCAATCGCCGTCGCGATCCCCTTGGCGCGATCTTGCAGCGCCGCCTGACCTCGCACCTCCGCGGGAGAGAGTCCGCTATTCATGGCGCTGCGGTAGCTGGTGTAGCCCTGCAGACTGCCGGCGATCACGGCAACGCCGCGACCTTCAAGGAAGCTGCGTGCATCGGCCTCTTCTGCATTCGACATCGATCCGTTGAGCACCGCCACGATCTTGGCGCGCGGTATGCCTTTGCCGATCAGGAGTTTGGCGAGCTGCAGGGTAGGGGAGAGGTCATCATAGCTGGCGCCGGTCGGCATCACGACCAGGTTCGCCGCGCGGCCGATATCGAGCACCTGAGTGTCAGCCGACGGCTTGCCATCGAATATCAGGAGCTCAGCTGTGCCGGCGGACTTCAGCGCGTCGGCGACCTTCGCGAACGGTTCAACGGCGACGCTGGGTTTGATCGCATTGTTCATGCGCAGCGCACCCCATTGCGTGCTTGTCGTCTGCGCAAGATCCATGTCTGCTATCTTGGTGCGCCACCCCGCCCGCGTGAATTCTGTCGCCAGGAGCCTGGTTAGGGTCGATTTGCCGACGCCACCCTTTTGCGAGACGCATCCGATGATGTGCATTCAAATCCCCGTATCGATTCGGGGATTAGTTAACCGATCGATATGAGACGATCAACCGCGCAACTTATCGATCAAGGCTGCTCTTTCCTCGGGTGACATCTTGGACGCCATACGAAGCGCGGTGCGCAGCGCCTTCTCGCCATTGCCACCAAGCCGCGTCGCGACCTTGCCGATCGCCGCATCGCTGATCTCCAGCAATGCGATCGAAAGCACATCCGAACGACGTATGCCGTATTTCTCGGCGACTTCGGCGGCGCGCTCCCAGGCCGCATGCGAAACCTTGGTGGTGACGACCTTCTGGTCCAGGACGTCCTCGATCTTAATCATGCCGCAATCGCCTGCTGCACGCGGGAGAAACCCAGCGCGCTGAATGGGAAGTCATCGTTCGTCGCAAGAATACCTTCCTTGAAGCCAGCTGTGCCCTCGACGATCGATCGCCGGGCATGCGAGTGCTTCGATAGATGGGTGTTCCATAGATCGGAGAAGTCCACAACGAAGGACACGTTGGGGCCAGATTTCTTGCGGCGCAGCACGCGGCCGATGCGCTGACGAATGCCAACCTCAGCCTTACCGCCGCCGGCGAGAACCAGGAGCCCGATCGCCGGCACGTCAACGCCTACATCGAGGATCGTCGAGCCGATCAGGCAATCGAGCTTGCCTTCCTGGAGCATGCGTAGACACTTTTCGCGCTTCTCCTTGCTCGAGTCCCCGAAGATGTATTGAACGCGAATGCCCGCCCGGCGCAGGGTCGATGCGATCAGTTCGCCATGCTCCTTGCGCTTGACCAGAACCATCGACGTCATGCCGAGCATATTGGCGCGGATCACCTCTGCAGCGACAAGTCGATTGCGGTGGACGTTGCGCACGATGCCTTCCACCTCAGCTTTCTGCCAGGCGGTGCCGCGCCGCACATTCGGCGGCGCCATCGATTTTACATATTTGAAATAGGGCTTCGCCAGGATGCCGCGATCGATCAGCTCCTTCTCAGATATCTCGAGCCGAATTGGCCCGAACATGCCGATCAGGCGCATATTGCTTTCGCCGTCGCGCATCAGCGGCGTCGCGGTAAGCGCCAGGCGATAGAGTGCAGATCGACATGCCTTGAGCACATCGTAGAAACTGTTCGAGCCGGACTCGTGCGCTTCCTCACCTATGACGAACTCGATCTCACCGAGCAGTTCCAGCGCCGTCTGGCGGCGTTCCCTATGGCGATCGAGTGCCGCATGATATTCGACATCGCTCAGGCCGCCCGGATCCTTGAAATCCTGCAGTCGCTGGGAGAGCGTCGGCACCATTGCCAGAACGACGTCACCTGACGTGTCCCATTCGCTGTCACCCACGTAGCTGACCTTCAGCCCGGCAGCCTCGCAATCCTTGCCGAACTGGTAGAGCAGCACGGTGCGCGTGGTCAGGAAGAGGGTTTTGCGGCCGATGCGCTTGATGCACAGGCGGGCGAGGCGGGATTTACCACCGCCGGTGGCGACGCGCGCTGTGAAGAACCCGTGTCGCTCCAGCAGCTTCGGTGCTCTGAACTGATAATCATAATCTGGGTTGGGCGGGAAATTGTCGACCAGTGGGTTTTCCTGTGTCGGCATCGGGCCAAGCGGGCCGGGCAGTGGCTTGCGCGCCACATGCACGGTGTAGCCGCGCGATTTCAGTATCGTCTCCGCGGTGACAGAGAAGCCTATCGGAAACTTGGACTCAGCCCAGCTGAACAGGGTTGAGCGACCATCCCAGCCGCGCGACTTAAATGCGTCGGAATGTTCGTATCCCTCGACCAGGTAGCTCATGGCGTCCGACAGCGCGAGCTTGGTCTCTTCGTCGACCCCGCGCACCTGCGCAACCACCGCGCCCATCAGAAGCTGTGCTACCTTACTCATCGCACTAGTATGTACGAAAATCATAAAGGTGTAAATGGTAAAGGTGCGCCACCTTTACACATGAACCTTTACGATTTTGATAAATGTTTCGCTGGACGAAACGTCGGACTTCGCCTACAATGGCACCCGTAAATTCGTGTCCAACGTGCATAGTAGACAACACATGCGATTGATCAACGTAGACCCTCGCGAGCTTCAACCAAACCCGTGGAACACCAACCACGTAAGCCACGAGAATGACATCAAGCTGCGCGCGTCGCTGCGCAAGCATGGAATGTTCAAACCCCTGGTGGTGCGCGAGCTCGAAGACGGGACGCTGCAGCTGTTGGGCGGCGCGCATCGCGCTGGTGCCGCGATCGATGAGGGTATTACCCCCGTGCCCGCCTTCAATCTTGGTCGTGTCGATGACGCGCGCGCCAAGGAAATTGGCCTGATCGACAATGCCCGATACGGCTCGGACGACACGCTCAAGCTGGCAGAATTGCTCGAGGAGCTGGGGCTGCAGAACGTCGAGCCGGTGATGCCATGGTCTGCTGCCGAGGTGGATATGCTGAGCGCGTCGATCGCTGTCGATGTCGATCAACTCGACCTCGACGAGGACGAGCAGTCCGAGCCCGAAGATCGAGACCAGGGCGACGCGCCGAAGGTTTCCAAAACGCACGAGATCATGCGCTTCAAGGTTGGTCTGGGCGACGCCGAGCGCCTTCGCAGGCTCATCCGCACCGTCATCAAAGACCAGGGCTTCACCGGCGCTGACGACCTCACCAACGCCGGCGATGCGCTGGCTCACATCCTTCTGACTGAGACAATCGATGCCGCGTAACCGCCTCCCACGAAATCTCGACGGCAGTCTCATGGAGCTCAAGTTCCCCGACTGCGAGCTGTGCGTGAATGTTCGCAAACGGCGCACATGTCGCGAATGCGATTCAGGCGAATTCTTCGAAGAAATCGAGCCGGAAGGTGTCGATGAAATAATGGTGTTTGGACGATGACACAGACAGACCCTTATAATCTTTCCGGCATTTCTGTTGAATACTGGGATGCCGACAAGATCAAAGTCTATGAGCGCAACACGAAGGTTCATCCAAAGAGCCAGATTGAGGCCCTGAAGAAGGCGATCAAGGAGGTTGGCTTGCTCAACCCGTTGGTGCTCGACTTCGATGGCGTCATCATCGCAGGGCATGGCCGCTATCAGGCTTTGTGCGAGCTGGGCCAAGTCCGCAATATTCCTGTGAGGGTCGCGCGCAGTCTCTCGAAGGCTCAGGCCGACGCAGCCCGTATCGCCGACAACAAGACGGCGTCGACCGAATATGACTCGAGCTTCATGGCTGAAGAGCTCGCCCGCCTGGCGGAAACAGGCGAGGTCGACCTGACGGCACTCGGTCTCGACGATCACGAGCTCGAATTCCTGTCCGTCGACATCGGCGCGCCGGATCTGAATGCCTTCTCCGACGATCTCGACGGCGACGTCGATAAGCAGGACGCTGAGACCGCTGACAAGGTCGCGGCGGCCGACAGGTCCGAGCGACCGATCAGCAAGGTGCTGGGTTTCACCGTCATCCCGATCGCGCATGAACGAGCCTTCCGCGGCTTCATCAGCAAGATCGAGGCCGAGACTGGCAAGCGCGGCGTGGAAGCCTGGATCGAATATATCGATGGGGCGATGGCAGCATGACAGAAGCTGAGGATCCGCGCGGCAATGTCGTGTCGCTTTACGGTCACCCAATCGCGGTTGAGGATGATCGCGCTGAGGTCAATCGCGGCATCGCGATCGCATGGCTGGAAGAGATGCTGGCGGAAATGCGCGCGGGTATTCTGCGCGACTTCGTGATGGTCGCCGGCATCGACCATGGCCACTACATCATGAGCGATATCAGAACGATATGCAGCCCGGGCGCGGCCGAGCAGGCCATGCTCTTCCTGGGCGGGATCGACCTGCTTCGTGATCATGTGAAGGAAGACTACCACAATGGCCCTGGCGGGATTGCGGAGGATGACGAATGAAGATCGCCCTCAGCAAATCATTCTCGACCAGAACGGAGCGCTCAGAGCGCGTTATTAAGGTTGCTGAAGCCTTCGGTATCGGCCTCGAGGATCGGGAATTCACGGTCCTCGCCAACCTCGAGCTCGAGGTTAACCCAGGTGACGTCGTGTATATCTGCGGACAGTCTGGCGCCGGTAAATCTGTATTGCTCCGGGAGCTCGCGAATGCCCTCCAAGTGGGCGGTCAGGTTGTCGCGAATATTGACGGCATCTCGTTCGATGAAACCAAGGCGATTATCGACCAGATCGCCCCAGACTCGATGGCTGAGGCCATCAGGCTTCTCTCGATCGCTGGGCTTTCCGATGCATACCTGTACGTTCGTAAACCCGGCGAGCTCAGCGACGGCCAGAAGTATCGATACCGCCTGGCCAAGCTGATCGAGCAGGGGGCCGACGTGTGGGTCGCTGACGAGTTTGGGGCCGTATTGGACCGTGTGACGGCTAAGATCGTCGCCTACAATCTCGCCCGCGTCGCTCGTGCTCACAAGAAGACCCTCATCGTCGCTACCACTCATACCGATTTGCGCGACGAACTTTCCCCGTCCCTCACGATCACCAAACGCTTCCACGATCGCATTGTCGTCGAGGGAGCGCATGGTTGACGACACACATCTAGCGCACCGGGTGCTTGAGAGCAACCCTGATTTTGGATGGACCTGCGAGCGCCATGCTCCGGCGCCCCGACTGACGCTCATCGATGAGATGACCGTGCAGCGCGGCACGATCGAGGATTGGCGCACGCTTGAGGCGCTACACTACCGCCATGGACACCTGCCGGCCGGCAGCCACCACTTCACGCTCAAGCTGGGCGACGAGCTGGTAGGCAGCCTGGTGATGGCCAGCCCAAAACTGCTGCTCAAGGAGCGGCATGTCGCGTTTCCGACGATCAAACCATCGGGCAAGGATACCAAGATCAGCAACCAATACCGCATGCGCTGGATCAACGCGAACATGTCCAACGTGGCGCGCGTGGTGGTGGACACGATGTATCGCGGCGCCGGCCTGGCATACCGCTTCACAAACATTGCCGCTCGTATGGAGGGAAAGCGCTACATCGAGATTCAGTCCTCGATGTCAAAATATAACCTCTTCGCCGAGAAGGCCGGATTTCGGTTCGTGAAGCCGATGAGGTCGACGAAATACGACGTCGGCATTGTGTTCTTCCGCTCGACGTTCGCCAGTGACCCTGCCGATCTCGAGGCGATCATGACCGAGTGGTTGGGCCTGCCGGATGGCGAGCGCCAGCGCGTCGAGGAAATGTGCCGTGAGTTCTATTACAAGCACTCTGCGATGGAGAAGACGGGCAAGTCGCTGGGCGGGGCAGGGGAGCGCCGTGTGGCCCGCCTGTCGATGCGTGACCTGGTTCATCAGATCCAGCAGATGGTGCTCGCGAGCCCGCTCTACGGCGTCTACGCAAACCCCGACGCCGGGCGCCAGCTGCCCGCTGTCATTCCCATCACTGCTTTCGACGGGCAGGCGCTGTCAGCGCCCCTGGTGCTGCAATGAGCCCCAAGCATGCCCCGGTGCGCAAGCATCTCCCGCCGCGGATGACGCCCAAGCAGATCCGCGTCCTGAAAGCTCTGCTCAAGCGGAACGACGATGGCACACTGCTCGACGTCCAGCAGTTGATCGAGAGGTGCGCGCCGGGGACCAGCCGCGGGGCGATGCTTTGCAGTCTGCGGCACCTGATGGCGCACCAGCTGATGGAAGAGGGTAAGCTCGATACGCGCCGGGGTAGGGTGGTTCGCACCTACAAGCTGACCGCGCCGGGGTATGCTCTGCTTAAGCCTCTAATCTGAACGCCGGGATGTGTTTTCCTCGCGTGTATACGTGCGCGAGCCTGTGCGCGTGTCCGCACGCACGCGAAAGAGTAAATCTAATAAATTATATATAAGAATAAGATATATATTCACTACGTTCATATATATAGGGAGCCCCAATTTTTTGGTTCACAGGTCAGCATTACTGACCTATCTCGCGGTGTGAAGGCTTAAGCCTCATGTCCGGCGTTTGCCCATGCACCGCATGCATGGTATATTACACACATGCACCCCGGAGTTCAGCGTATGCGTTTCCCCGAAAAAGACGAGATCTCCCGTGATGGCGGGACCCTCTTCATCGAGCAGACGCCTGGCGGGATTGGAGACGGCGGGGGTGGCTGTTGCACAGAGGCCTGGGGCGGCCTGAGCGACGGCGGCACCAGGGTCTGATCCAATGTCCACCAGCAACAAGCGCCTGAGCCCCGTCGAGTGGGCCTCAATCACAGCCCTGTACGAGCGCGGCGAAGCTTCCGTGAAGGATCTTTCGGAGCGGTTCGGCGTGACGCGCGCGGCGATCTACAAAGGTCTCCAGGACCGCGGCGTCCAGAAGTCGAGTAAGATCGACGACGCTCGCAGCGATGTGGACGACAGCATTCGAGCTGCCCGCCAGGCCGCAATGGAGAAGGGACGCAAGCTCAAGGACGCCTACTCCAACTATGCGGATTTCATCGCTCGCCTGACGATGAAGAAGATCCAGGATGGCGCCCAGCCCGGCGGCACCCTCGCAGCGCATCACGCAGATATCCTGGTGCTCGGCAACGCCATGAAGATCATCGCGAAGGCGCGTGAAGAGAATTGGGACATCCTCGACCTCAAGACGCTGTTCGATGAGGATGATGAGCTGCCCGATCTAAACATCGGCGAATATAGCGAGGAAGAGCTCGCTGATCTGCGCGATGCGAATGAAGCCGAGTATCTTTCGAATCAGGCGGATGACGAAGACGAGGCTGCGTAGCCGTGTCCTTCCCGGTCCCGGCTATTCACGTCAAGCTCCACAAGGGTCAGGCGGAAGTCTTCAAAAATCCGAGCCGCTTCCGCGTGCTCGTTGCCGGCCGACGCTTCGGTAAAACCGTCCTCGCTCGCGCCGAGATCCTGCGTGCGATCCGCGGCAAAGGCCGTCGCCTGATTTGGTATGTCTGTCCCACCTTCGCGATGGCTCGCGAAATTATGTGGGATGACCTGATCGCGAACATCCCGACATCGTGGATCAAAAAGGTCAACGAAACCAGGCTGGAAATTCGCCTCATCAATGGCACTGTGATCCAGCTGAAAGGCGCTGACCGCCCCGATACCCTGCGCGGCCGCGGCGTCCATTTTGTGATCCTGGACGAATATCAGGACTTCCGCCCGAATGTGTGGAAGGAGGTCATCTATCCGACGCTGACTACCACGCGCGGCCGCGCGCTCGTGATAGGAACGCCAAAATCCTACAATCACTTCTTCGATAAATATCGGCTCGGTCAGATTAGCAAGAACCAGCGCAAGTTGATGTGGTGGAGCTGGCAGTTCCCCACCATCATGTCGCCGTTTTTTCCGCCGAGCGAAATCGAGAACGCGCGCGCCAACCTTGACCGAAAGACGTTTCGTCAGGAGTTCGAAGCGAGCTTCGAAAGCATGTCTGGCCGCGTTTATTACGCATTCGATCGCCTGAAGCATGTTGGAAAATATAAGTTCAATCCCCGCTTGCCGATCATTGTCGGTCAGGACTTCAACGTGGACCCAATGTCGTCCTGCATCATGCAAGTGCAGGACAATGGCGAGGTGTGGGTTGTCGATGAAATTAACTTCCCATCGTCCAACACGCTCGAGGTCGCCCAGGAGCTCGACCGGAAGTATTTCGCGCAGAAGCGCAACCTCACGATCTACCCCGACCCGTCCGGCGCGAACCGCAATTCCTCGCGCGGCGAGAGCGATCTCGATGTGTTTCGCGATCAGGGCTACAATAAGATTCTTTACCCGAAGAAGGCGCCGTTCGTCGCTGATCGCGTCAACACCGTGAACTCGATGCTTCAGGCCGCAGACGGCACGATCAAGCTTCGCGTCGATGAGAAATGCCTGAAGGTGATCGAGAGCCTTGAGCAGACGATTTTCAAGAAGGGCGGACGGGACATCGACAAGAGCGCCGGCGTGGATCACATGGCCGACGCACTCGGCTATCCATTGCACTTCCTGTACGGCGGGCGTTTCATGATTCCGATCGGATTCTCGTATTAAGAGTGCATGCTGACTGGCACACATGCACCAAATAAGTTATGATAGGACGCTTGACCGCGTGTGCGGATTGCTGGAGCGCGGTAATGGATCCGACCGAAGAAGATTTCAGGAAGGCCACTAATGGGCAGCTGCTCGCGATGCTCGATCGCCGGCACCCTGAATATGATTGCAACCTGGCGCACTGGAACTTCCTGAACGCGACCTATCAGGGCGGTCGCAGGTGGTTTAAGGGTAACATCTTCCGCTATTTCCGCGAGGGTCTGAAGGAATTCCGCGGTCGTATCGAGCGCGCCTATAGGTTCAATCACACCCGCGAGGTCGTGGACCTGGTCAACAAATATGTCTTCAAGGGCGATATTCAGCGCTCGGAAGATGCGCCTTCGGTGATCAGCGACTTTTGGGCGGCGACGACGCTGTTCAAGCGCCCCATCAAGGAGTTCATGGGGACTGTTTCGCGCCAGTCTTCCATTTACGGTCGCGTCTGGGTTGTGGTCGATAACAACATCCCCTCCGAGGCGCTGACGCAGCAGGACGTCAAGGATTCCAAGGGACGCATCTACGCCTACACGGTCGACCCGCTATCCGTGCTCGATTTCGCCTACGATGATGATGGCGAGCTCGAGTGGATTTTGATGCTCGAGACGCAGCGCGACTCCGCCAATCCGCTCACCGCCAGCGGCGCCGTCAAGGTTCAGTATCGGTTGTGGATGGAAGACGCATACGCGTTGTTTCACATCGAGACGAAGGACGACAAGAGCCGCATCGCCGTGATGGATAAATTCCAGGCGACAGGCCTCGGTATCGTTCCCGTATTTTGCGTCGACCACAATTCTTCGGATGAGCTTTACACATCGCCGTCGATGATCGGTGACGTCGCTTATCTTGACCGGGCCTGCGCGAACTACCTCTCGAACCTCGACGCGATCATCCAGGACCAGACGTTTTCGCAGCTCACCATGCCGATGCAAGGCGTGCTGCCAGGCGAGAATGGTGACGATCGCGAGAAGATCCTATTCGAGATGGGCACCAAGCGCATCATGGCGTTCGATGGCACCGCCGGTGGCACCCCAGAATATATCTCGCCCGACCCCAAGCAAGCAGCCATCATCCTTACCGTCATCACCAAGATTATCGGCGAGATCTATCACTCGATCGGCATGGCGGGCGAGCGCACCAAGGAAGATAATTCGGCGGGCATCGACAATTCATCCGGCGTCGCCAAGGCATATGACTTCGAAAAGCTGAACGCGATGCTGGTGTCGAAGGCGCAGAGCCTTGAGATGTGCGAGCATAACCTGGTGCGCCTGGTGAACGCCTGGAGCGGCGACGTGAAGGAGCTGCAGGATACCGAAAAGTTGGCGTCCTACCCTTCGACGTTCGACGTTCGCAATCTTGCCGATGAGCTCGTGATCGCACAGCAGCTCAGCCTGCTCGGCGCCCCCGATAAGCTTCGCCAGGAGCAAATGGACCGCGTCGTGGATAAGCTGTTCCCGCAGCTGTCCGCTGATCTGAAGAAGGCGATCCGCGACGACATCGACAACAACTGGCTGAAGGAAGATCCGTCACTTTTGCCACCGGCCAAACCGAGCGCGCAGGCATCAACGCCCGCGGCGCCGAAGAACACGGGACGAAAGGGAAATCGCCAGGGCGAAAATAATAAGCCTGCTGCGTAAGCGGTGCATGGTAGACTACACACACATATCGGGTTATTATAGCCCGCTGCAGCGATAGGACTTCAGCATGAGCCTCCCCGCAATTTCGCTTAGCGCAACGACTGTCGCCGCAGCTGCGACTGCAGGAACTGTCGTCGGCGCATTCTCGGGCATCGACCCGAGTGCGCGCCTTGTGTTGATCGACACAGCCGGCGATCGCTTCGCGCTGAACGGCAGCAATCTGGTCGTAGGCGCCGTTCCGATCGCCGCGGGCAGCCCACCGCTGAAGGTAGTCGCCCGCCAGGAAGATTGCTTCGAGGTCTCCGCAACCTTCGAATTTCACATCACTGTCACCGGCGCCATCGCGCCGGCTCCCGTCTTTCTGGACAAGATTGGGATCACCGCCGACAAGCTTCAGGAGAACTCCCCGAGCGGAACCTACATCGGCGCCATTACAGGCGTGCGCCCGGGATCGACTCTTTCGCTTGTGGATGACGACGCCGGCCGGTTCTCGCTCGCCGG